ACAGGTTTACGTTAGTCCCGAGTTTCCTCATCAGGATCCTCTTCGATAAGAAGAAGATTCTGAGGAAGGCTCTAGGAATAGGTAACATGTAACTGTGCTGTAGGAGGAACATTCTGTCCCTCTCCACTCCCAGTGCCCTATGAAACTCCAGCCTGACCATTTCAAGTCGGGTTGTGAGATCATGGACCTCCTTTTGGAGGTACTGTAACTCGTCCAGGGTCGTCTGGAACCGTGAGGCAGTCATACTACTATATATAGTAGTCATGATCTCTCTCATTGGTGCCAGTCTACCTACTAGCCAACTCTGGATAGGAAGACCAGATCTCCCTGACTCCCCGATAAGGGAGGAAAGGAAACCTTGGTCAACTACCCTTGTTGGTATTAGATCTTCTCTTCTTCCGGTCGACAACACTAAAGTTGCTCGATCGATAAGCCGAGTAAGATCCTGAGACCTTTTGTACAGTAACTCCAGGACCGCCGAAGCGGATGGAAGTGACACTGGGCCGGAGGGCCTCGGGATTGTGAATCCAAGGGAATACAGTTGAGTTTTCAACGAAAACTCGATAACTGGACCCATGAATTTCTTAATTCCCAGCCACCCAAGGCCGACAGTGTGCAGGATAAGGAACAGTACCCACCGCCTTGTTGTCATCGTAGCTCTATAACCAAGACCAAGTAACCTTCGGGTCACTTTCTCAGGTATAGAGTACTTGTTAACAAAGGCAGAAAGGCCAGCACTCGTCCGAAGAGCTGCAGAATACTCCTTAATGGGGATAGGACTAACGTCCTCACCCATATAAAGAGTCTTCTTAGCAAACTCAAGTGATTTCCCCTCAGGGGAGACCACCGACTTGTGTAGTCCAATCTCCATACCTATCGATTTCATAATCGATATGTAGGCAAGGGCTGTCCCCTTATTCCAAATTACCACATCGTCTCCTAACACAGCGTAATCGGAAAACAGTTTACCTGTTCTTACCGTACCACTGTGCCAAGCGGAACACTGGATAAGGAAGTGATGAGTTAGGGCTAACATACCCCAACTCGATAGCGCTCCCATTGGCTGACCAACAGTATACACTAACTGCTCTGGTTTCTTTTGTGAAATCAGAGACAGGGTGTACACCCGATCAACCAAGATCGACCTCCATAAGTTTGCAAAGTGGAATCCAAAACAGGATTTCAGGATGCTCACTTGTAAGGAGATCGGGAGTCTATCTGTTGCTGCGGTTAGATCCAAGGAATACACTGGAACACCCTTTCCAAAAGGAACCCTCTTTAGAGGTCTCCCCTGGTCAAAGGTTCCATCAATATGTGGAAATCTTCTCAAAATTGAGAAGATCCACTCATGAAGCGGTTTTAACAACCACTGTGTAAATGGATCAACCATAGCGAACAATCGCATCTTACCAGCTGGCTCAGGTAATACCCCAATCTTCCCCGTCCTCATTAGACCTGCGGTATAGTCGAGGGACAGTGCATTACGCACTGCCCACTTGATTTTTCGAGGTTCAAAGGGACTAAGGGTTGATAGTTTTATCACCTGACGACCTAAGACAATCTGTAACCACCTTGTCGTGGCCGACCACATTCGGATGAATGCAATCGATCTCGGAAGGAAGGTCATGAAGATCTCAAGTCGGCTGGATAAATTACCCAGTCTCCATAGTGCCAATCTAGACCTCAAGATAGATACTGGATGAGTTGAATACTCACCAGACATCCAAGTTGAGGAACTAGACGTTGCCGAGATGGGAAAAGGATCAGGTGGAGATAAGGACTCAGTAGTCTGAAGCTCTTTAGGGATAAATAAATCTCTAAAGGGAATCAGGTACTGTTCCAGGTATCTCTCACCCTGCATAGATCCGATCCTTGGAGCGGTAATAGAGGCTGTCTTAACAGGCGCAGGATATGACACTACTCTAAAAATAGAGAACAGTGTCAGAGCCCACTTTATAGAAAGTGGGTCTCCTGACCTAATAAGGGCCCTTACCGTCTTTGGGATCAGTCTAGGAAGACCCGACTTAGTTCTAGAAACTCTAGGACCAAGGGGAGTCAAATCCTTCTCGACGTGATTTCCGATTGATTGTTGGATACACACACAACACACCTTAAGGTACTTAACGTACCCGGGTTTCCCCTGAGTGCGAAGTATGTGATACATCCTCTTAATTGTAAGGATTGTTAACCTAACCCAGCTACTCGTTAGATTACTCACCAACACTCTCACTATGTTTAACATATGTGAGATTATTGGTTTGCTGTGTTTATAAAACAGCATAGCATTAAAGGTCTTTGGAGTTAAATCCAAGACGTGTCGACAAAGTCTAAATAGTCCTTTTCTTTTCATTAAATGGAAAGAGAAGCTATCCAGACCCAGTAACACGCATACAGAACCAAAGAGGGTGACTGTATATAGAGCCCCAGGCAGAAAAGCCCGGAGATATATAAAGTCCCTACTCTATGGTACAAGTGAAAGTGGTGTTGATCAAAGATCTTCATTATTTTCATTTTGTTATTGTGTGCCTTTAAACTTCGGTTTCCGGTCTAGCCCCTGACTTTTCAGCCAGAGACTAGACCCGGGCCGCAGCTACCCTTTCAGGGATGAGGAGGTCTAACCCTCACTCGGTTAGTAAGAGATTACTAGATTGCTCAACCAGGTACAAGTACCCAGAAGAGCCCCTCTAGCCTCTCAAACTGCCGAACAATTTCGTGATAGTTTTCACCGAGAGTGCATTATTATTTGCAACTCGTCTTCGACTCTCACTTACATGGGCATTCCTAAGACGTTAGCCTAATGGTCAGATAACCATTACTTACGAAACAGGACCCTCACGGATCCCCAACTAGGCATTTAACTGCGTAGCGGGCGCTTCTTAAGAAGTTCAACCCCATGCAAGAGATTGTCCTAGATCTGTATCCTCCATTCTCTGGGAACTTGGAGACATTACAATAATGTACTCACAGCCCAGCACCTGCCGTAGACAAGGTGCCATCTGGTACTTGGCAGATCCCTTAACAGGGAGACCACTTACCGCAAGGTAAGCTGAAGAGGTAGTTACACCTATCCATGTGAAAACATATTTCCGAAACAGGAATTATGGGAGAAGAGCTCAGGAAGTGCGTTGAACGTACCACTGAGGTACTCTCGTTTTTATACGAGATATGGG